GGTTATACATATATGTTTGTTACAGATTTTTATAAAAGTTTGTATAAATATGAAGGTAACAAAGAATTGTTTATAAATCTTAATGAGTTGTTTAATTCTAATAATTATCAAAATACACAAATGGCAATGGAGATGATGACCAATGCTAATTGGGATGATAATAAAATTTATTTAAAAGAGTTATTTAATATACATTGGTATAATAACATGAATAGTCAAAAGTATGGAAACTCTGTAAATTTTAAAGGATTTTTAATGTCTTTAGATTTTAATTACAAAAGTGTTAATTATTATAATGCATATCATTATCATGATGACTGTGTTACTGAAGAACATCATCAGTTTGTATTTAATAAATATGATGAAGAATTTAAAACAGAATTTAATTATGTATTAGCTAAATACAAAATAAAAGTAGATGAATTTAAATATTCAATAAATTTTGAAAAACCTAAAGAAGATGAGTAAATTATATGAGTATCATTATAGGTTTAAACAAAATACTAACACCTTTGATGATAGTAATTTAATAGATTATGATGTATGGTATCAAGATAAACTAAATCAGTTGTCTGAACTTGATTTAGAGATTTTTAATCTAACTTATAAGATTAATGAGGATCTTAATAAGTTGGTTACAAAGAGGAATGCAATTATGAATTTAATCAATAACAACAATAAAAATTAACAAAATGACAAGAGTAGTAGAAATTAAAAAAAGTGCATTGGCACAATTCCGTGGATTAGGTTTAAGTGTAGCTGAAATTGCTAACAAGTATGGTATCAGTGAAAAAGATGCTAAACAAATTTTAGTTCAAGCAGGTTTAGTAAAAACTAGAGGTAGTAAAGAAGTAGAAGCTCCAGCTTATGTTATCACTTATGTAAATGATATTGCAGAAGTTGAAGCAACAGAATCTGTTGATATTGTAGCATAATGAGTAAAAGGGCTGAAATACAAAAGTTATTAACTGATAGTATTGTATTTAATAACTTTACTGGTATATTTGTAGCTGCTCCTAGAGTAGGTAAAAGTAAGGCATTAATTGATAGCTTGAATACATTAGGTATATCTGATAAAGTATTAATTACTGTGCCCTTTGACAGTATCAAGGAGTCTTGGGAAGATGAGTTATTTAAGTGGTCATCTAAAATTAAGCCTGATATAATTAATCAGAGAAGTCTTAATAAAGTAGTTGTAGGTGATTATGATTATATTATTTGTGATGAAGTTCATACCTTAAGTGAAGCTCAATTAGAGATTCTAAAAGGATTAAAACAATATTCAAAAGTAATGGGAATTACAGGTAGCCTGGCTGATGAAACAGCTAGGTTACTTAAATTCCATTTAGGTTTGATAGTTAATTTTAATTATGGACTAGAGTTAGCTATTAATGATAAAATCATTAGTGATTATAGGATTAATATTATAACCTGTAATTTAGATAACGCTAACAAATATATAGTAGGTGGAACTAAGAAAAACTCTTGGCTTACAACAGAAGCTGCACAGTATGATTACTTAACTAAACAGTTTAATAGGTTTAAAGTAATGTCCTTTAATGACGAAAAGTTTAATGGTGTAAAAATGAATTTTGCAAGATTGCGTAGTCATTTGTTGTATACTTGTGATACAAAAGTTAATATAGCGAAAAAGCTTATTAACAATTCTCCAAAAGCTTTAGTCTTTACAACATTAATAGATACATGTAATAAGCTTACTAATGATAGCTATCATAGTAAGTCTAATGGAGATGAATTAGAGTTGTTTAAACAAAACAAAATAAATCATTTGTCTGTTATTAACATGTCTTCAATGGGTGTCACATTTCCTAATCTAAAATATGCAATATGTCATCAATTACAAAGTTCGGAAGAATTGGCAGTACAAAAACTGTTAAGGACAATGAATTTTGATGCTGGCAAAGATGCAGTAATTGATATTATTGTAGCTAATAATACTGTAGATGAAGATTGGTGTAAGAAAGCATTACAAGGGTTTGATAGTAATAAAATTAATTACATTGATTCACGGAGTATAAAATAACAAAAAGACTTTGGAGCAATAAAGTATTATGCGCATAATCTCTATTGGCGACTAAAGACCCTTTTTTATAGTTAGGTAGTTTAATTGGTAAAACCTCATCATTAGAGATGAGAAATGCAAGTTCGATGCTTGCCCTATACTATTTTTTTATTTATAATATGGAAGCAAAAATTAGAGCAAAAGAATTATTTGATGAAATGTTTGTTAATATTAGAACAGGTAAAATTGAAGTAGATAAAAAATTAGCTACTAGCTGTGCTATTGTGGCAGTAGATAATATTTTAAATACTTTAGAAGATTTTAATAATGCTGTATGGGAACCACCGTTTACCTATACTTATTGGATTTCAGTAAGAAAATATTTAACCAATGAAGAATAAAAAGGATATCATTATTAGAGTATTAAAGCAAGAAAGTGATTGGATATTTATATTGATAACAATTTTGTTATTTTTATATATATCTAGACATTATCAGCCTGAGGTTATAGAGCCTACAAAACAAGAATTAATAGACACACTTGAAGAATAAATATGGAAAGAATTCATCCACAACTGGTAGATATATCAGTAGCATTATGCAGAGATTTATATGGTTACCAATTTGCTAGAACAGCAAGAGAGTTAAGTATTTTAATTAGTGATGAATTTGAATGTATTTGTTTACCTGAAGATGTTTCAGAATATTGTGTAGATATAATTGAAGAAGAAGAGAATATATTAATATATCAAAACCTGTAATTATGACAGAAAAAGTAAATGGGCATCATAGTTGCCCTAAGTGTTTAGGTAGCAAAGAGCTATTAAAGATAAACGATGATGCAGAAGAAATTATGGAAAAATGTTATTATTGTAACGGTGAAGGTTGGATATTCTATGAAGATTCACCTGAGTTAGTAGATGATTTTACGGATTATGAAGATGATTTTTTAGATGACATGATAACCCCAGAAGAAGATTTTGATGAATATAACGATTAATCCAACAGAGTTAGCTAAATTAAAAATGTCACCAAATCAATATTGTTTTTTGTTTTGTGTGTTTCATGATTTAGAGAGTACATTTATTCAATCTAATGAGTTAGGATATCTAGAGATGGAAGGTTATGTAAAAATTGGTGATAGAGTAGAACTTAGAGATAAAGCAAATCAATTATTTCAAGCAGATACTAGTGAAGCACAGTTTTTAGAATTTTGGACTAACTATCCTATTAATGTTCCTAATGGCACTGGAGGTAAGAGGGTTTTAAGAAGTAAAGATCATGACTCTAAAGAAGCTGTAGAATGTAAGAAGAAATATCTTACATTGATTAAAAGACCTGGTGAGCATGAGAAAATACTTAAAGGTTTAAGGAACTATATTAAGAATCAACATCCGTATATTGCAGCAGTTCCTGCATTCTTAAATCAGAGAATATATGAGAAGTATTATGATGTAGATGTTGATGAAACAAAGAAAGGTTTAGAAGGTAAAACAATGTTATAATGTTTGGAGAATTATTAAAAGATATAGAGAAGGGTATTTCAGGTGATAATGTTGGTATTCCTATTGTGTTTAATAGATTATCAGGTGCAGTAAATGGTATTCAAAAGTCTATGTACAGCCTTATTGGCGGTAATAGCGGTACTGGTAAAACTGCATATGTAGATTTGGCATATGTTTTGGGTGTTTATGATTGGTGGTATAAAAATAAGGGTACTACTAAAATAAAGATTAAGATCATTTATAGATCAATGGAGCGTAGTAAGAAATACAAACTAGCAAAGTGGCTATGTTTAAAATTGTTTATGGACCATGGAATCATAATTGACACTAAAACTTTATTTGGTTGGCAAGGTAAAAAGTTTGATTTAGATCAGGATTTAGTTAATCTAATTAAAGGTTATCAATCTTATTTTGATGATATGCTGAATTCAGGTATTGTTGAGATTATTGATGGCGCAGAAAATCCTACAGGTATCTACAAACATATTGTAGCCTATGCTAATAAACATGGTGAAGAAAAACAAGTAGACGAATTCACTAGAAGATATGTTGAAAAGGACCCTAATCTTTATACTTTAATAGTTATAGATCACGCAGGTAAAGCAAAGTCTGAAGTTAATAATGGCAAGCAATTAACAAAGAAAGAAACAGTAGATAAACTATCTGAATACATGGGCTTAGTCCGTGATAAATATGGTTTCATTCCTGTTGTTGTTAGTCAGTTTAATAGAGGCATAGGTAACATAGAAAGATTCAAGAACAAAGAAGTATCTCCAGAACCAGATGATTTTAAAGATTCAGGTAATTTGTATGAAGACGCTGACACTGTATTAGCTTTATTTAATCCGTTTAAACTTAAAATTAATGATTTTTTAGGATATGAGATTCCTAAATTTGTAAGTAAAACAGGTGAGAATAGATTTAGAAGTGTTAGCGTCCTAAAGAATTCTTATGGTGTGGATGATGTTATTATTGGTATGAATTTTCTAGGTGAATGCGGTCACTTTAGGGAGATTGCTAACCCTGATGAATTTGAAAAACATCCAGAGTATTATAAAATGTGTGCTGATTATGTAATAAAAAAATGAGTGAAATATTTGGAAAGATGGCTAATGCTATTTGGGAAAACAAGCAGTTAATAGGTGTTAAAGAAGAAAATAACAAACTAACTTATGAGTTAGATTGGGAATTTATTGAAGGTGTAGCACAGAGAATGTCAATGAATAAAGGCAAGTATGAACCATTTAATTGGAAAAAAGAAATGGATATTTCTAAACTAAATCAAGCTTTAGCCAGACATTTTATTGAAATTCAAAAGGGTAATTATTCAGATGAGCAAAGATATGGTCATTATTATGCATTAGCATGCAATGCCATGATGTGTATTTATCAGTTAAAACAAAATAAAATAAAATTAAATGAACAGAGATTATTATAAAGTTCTATTAGTAGGGCAATCTGGTAGGGGTAAGACTTATAGCTTTAGAAACATGAATCCTGAAACAACAGGTTTTATTAATACTGAAGATAAGCCATTACCATTTAAGAATAAGTTTAAGTATCATAGCAGGCCTAAAACAATTGCTGAAACTAAAGCTATTCTTAAAAGTTATGCAGATAACAAGGAGATTAATATTATTTGTATAGACAGCTTAAGTGCTTATACAGATATGTTATTGGCAGAATGTAGAGCAACCAAGAAAGGTTTTGAGATCTGGATGAGTTATGCAGAAGAGTTGGGTAAATTCTTAAACTTTATGAAGAGTATTCAGAAGGAAGTATTTATTACTGCTCATTATGAGATTCTTGGTATAGAAGGTAATCAAGAAAAGCGTGTTAAAGTTAAGGGTAAAGAATGGGAGGGTGTTATTGAGAAAGAATTTACTGTTGTATTATATGCAGACAATAAATTTAATGACAAAGGTCTCCCAGATTATTTTCTTAATGCAGTTCAGGAAAATACAAGTGCAAAATGTCCTCCTGATCTATTAGGTGAAAATACAATTAAAGTGAATAATGATTCACAGTTTGTATTTGAAAAGATTTTAGAATTTGTAGGTGAAACTAATTTAGTAAAAGCGTAATAAATAAATATATGCAAATTAAACAACAACCAAAAGGTAGCGAAAGAGTATTATACACAGGTGTATTTCCTTTCCAAATTGTAGCTATTAATCCATCATTGGATGAGTTAAAAGCATTAGGTGTAAATGCATCAGAAGAGCCAAATTATTTAGGTGAAAAAGATGGTAAGAGTACAGTGAGAATTGATTTCTGGTTACGCAACACGGAAGTAAATCCAACTTTGTTGACAAAGAAGGCGTATTTCCTAGAGAATAGAGATGAAGTAGCTTCTACAGGAAGCATGAAGATTGTAAATAATTATCTCCAACATTCTTGGAGTAAAGATATTGATACACTAAAGTCTAATGATAAGATGAAGTGGTTTAAACATGATGGCATTAGAATTGCTAAAGTAGGTGAGGTTAACCTACTTGAAGTAGTTCATTTGTGGGCAGGTTTGACTAAAGGGTATCAGGGTAGTGAAGCAGATGAGTGTGTGCTTAGTCTATCTAAACTATTTAGTGGTGATTTTAAAGAACTAAAATCATTGGTTAAGCCTGCATTAGAAGCAGGTAATGGTATTAAGTATTTGTTGGGTGTAACTGAGAAAGATGGTAAGTATTATCAAGCATTCTATGATAAATATATTATGCGTCCTTCACAGAAAACTTTTACTAAGTTGACTGAATCTCTTAATGAGCAATATGGTGAATTTAAAGCTGATTTCCAAAACAGTTTTGAGCAAAAGGTTTATACACCAGGTGTAATTACTCCTGATAGCCAAGATGCACCAGTTGCAAAAGTTGAGACTGATTTACCATTTTAATTAATTAATTTATCAGAGAGGTAGAGCAATCTACCTCTTTGATTTTTTACTATGATAATAAAACCAATATTAACTAAAGAGTTTATATTAAATAGAGTTAGCGAAGAAGATATATTTAGATATTATATTTTATCTTTTAAAGACTTTAACAGAGCTTTTTGTAGTGAGTTAAGGGAAGATAAGAAACCTAGTTGTTCTATAAGTTATAGGAATAATAAATTGTTTTATAAGGATTTTAGTACAGGAGATAGTTATGATTGTTTTAGTTATGTGATGGCTAAATACAATTGTAATTTTATAGAATGTATAAAAATTATTGCTAATGATTTTAATATCTCTAAAATTAATATAGATAGACCACCTGAAGTTATTTTTGGTATTCATAAACCTGTTTATGTTGAAAAACAAGTTAAGATTGAAATTAAATCTAGACCTTTTAACAAACAAGATTATGAATACTGGAATAGCTTTGGTTGTAATAACCAGTGGTTACATCAAGGTATTATTAAACCAATCACACATTATTGGATTAACGGTAATAGATTTCATATACAAAATGTAGGTTATAGCTACAAAGCTAATCCTTATACATTTAAAATATATCAGCCTTTTAATGATGATTTTAAATGGTGTGGTAATGTAAAAAACTATTGTTTTGGTTATAATGAGCTGCCTCAAACAGGAGACATGCTTTTTATAACATCCAGTTATAAAGATGTTGGTTGTCTTACATCATTAGGATATAATGCTATTGAAACTGGTAGTGAAAGTACTGGTATATCTCAATTAACTTTAGACTTTTTAAGAGAAAGATTTAAACAAGTAATTATATATTTTAATAATGATTTAGCAGGCATAGAACTTGCTAAGAAGAGAAGTTTAGAGTGGAATATGCAGTATATACATAATCCACTTGACATAGTAGAAAAAGATCCATCAGACTATTTTAAAGTACATGGTGGTGATAAATTAAATCAATTAATAAAAGAGTTATTATGACTTTTGAAGAAATGGAAGCAGAATTATTTGCTGCTAATGAAACAAGTAAATGGTGTGAGGAAAATAGTATAACAGAGTGGACAGATATTGAAACTAGAAGCTATGTAGCTGAAAATAAATTTCAAGAACTTTATGCTCATTATTTGTCTATGTATCCATCACCAATTAAAAATGTAGGCGGTATAAATGTAAACACAGTAAGTTCAAAGAATGGCGAAACCAAAAGTTGAAAAAGTTACAGCAGTTTTTATTAAGGGTAATATTCCTAGTCTAAAAAATAGTAAGATTAAAACTAGCAGGGGTATATTTCCTTCTAAAACAGTTATGAACTTTTTAAGAGAGTTAGGTATACAGAAGTATTCAGCAAGTAGACAAGAAGTTGTAGGCTTTAAAACTAAACCTAATTTATTTGACGGTTATGCTGCAGATATCAAAAAAATGTTGAAGAATAAGAAACCTCCTTATATCATCTATTTTCATTTTGTGAGAAAAACTAAAACTAAATTTGATTTTAATAATGCAAATCAAATTATATTAGATTTATTGACAGCTCATAAAGTGATTCCAGATGACAATATGGATTATGTTATTCCTGCAGCATTAATGATATATGATAAATGGTATTCAGTAAATAAAGATAACCCAGGTGTATGGATAACAATAGATTAATAGCATTGATAGATGCAGATTTTATGACATATTATGTGTGTCATAATAAGAAGAAAGAAGATGGTACAATTGAAGAAAAAACTCTACAAGAATGTAAAGATCAAGCAGATGATTTCTTTAATACTATTTTTAAGAATGTGGGTGCTACAGAGTATATGTTATTTTTAACAGTAGGTAAATGTTTTAGGTATGATTTATATCCAGACTACAAAGGAAATAGAAAAAGTGGTGAAAAACCTCAATATTTTGATGGCATAAAAGAGTATATGATTACAAAATATAAAGCTAATTACCATATAGGTTTAGAGGCTGATGATTTGTGTATCATAAACAAACATCATTATGAAAAGGATACACTAGATTCTAATTGCATTGTAGTATCTAATGATAAAGATATAATTAAGTGCACACCAGGTAAGTTTTATAATCCAACAAAGAATGAGTTTATTGAAACTGATGAGTTAACAGCTTACAAGAATTTTTGGGCAAGTATGATTATTGGTGATACCACAGATAACATCAAAGGTATTCCAGGTAAAGGTCCAAAATTTGTAGAAAAAATGGACACGTTGAATATTACGTCCATTTTTAATGAGTATGTAAATCATTTTGGTGAAGATGAAGCTGTAGAACAATTTTATATAAATTATAAACTGTTAAAGATGGTACAAACTCCTGAACTTGGTTATATTATACCAGAACCTATTAAAGTGTTAAAAGAAGAGATATATGAATAAAAAAATAGGTACGCCTAATAGAAGTTTTACATATATTTTACCAATGCTTGGTGATAAAATAACAGATTTTTATTTATCTAAGTCTAGTCCTAAATCACAATTTAGAAATTGTTTTGTAGGTGATAAAGATAAACCAGATATGGAAAATAAAATCTTGTTGCTTTATAGATTTGCAGGAACTCCAGAATATCTAAAATTTGAAGAAGGCTTAAAACAGCACAAACAATTTAACAGTATGTATGAACCTGACAAGTATCATACTATGTATGTATTTGATGTTCCTGAAGATTACCTAATAGAATATGAGGATTTTATCCTTGGTAGATATAGTAAATTTAAGAAATCTTATAAAGATAAAATACAAAAGTTTCATAACCTTTTAGAAAATGATCATGTTATGAATGTGCTTTATAAGAGAGAAGAGGCTTATAGATTTGTAGAAAATTTATATGGTATTACACATATCCCTAGACATCAAGAAGCATCTAGTATTCCTAATATGGATGATGAAATGTATTCTGAGGTTTATAAGATAGTAGATTCAATGAAAGAAAATGAATTATATAAAGATTTTGATTAATGACAATAACTGAATATCAAATTGAGTGTAGAAGGACATGTCCTTCATTAGGTGATTTAAAATTAGATTTGGCACATATGGTGCTTGGATTACATTCTGAATATTCTGAGTTAGTAGATGCAGAAATAGATCGTAATAAAGTAAATGTATCTGAAGAGTTAGCAGACCACATGTGGTATTTAGCTAACTACTGTACATTTAGAGATTACCAATTAGAGAATATGATATTGCCTGCTTTTGATGCCTATACATTGGAATATGCTACATCTAAATTACAAGATTTAGTTAAGAAACATGTTGCTTACAATAAACCTATTGATGATGGTTTAGAATTTGAAGCTTTGTCTTCTATTTATGTTTCTTTGTTAGAGATATATGAGCAAGCAGGTATAGACATGGCACAATCTTTGCAGAATAATATTGATAAACTTAAGGTAAGATTTCCTGATGGTTTTTCAGAAGAAAAAGCAAACAACAGAGATTTAAACTCTGAGTTAGATGAACTTAAAAAATAAATATGCAATTAACAAAAAGAGAACAGGCAATTTATAGCTGGCTTACACAGTATAAAGGGTATTTGAAAAGAAGTTTATTAAGTGCTTTTGAAGCATGTAAAATTGCTAAACCTAGTGAGCAAAGAATATTTAAAAAAATGTTTGATAAAGCTAGGGTAGATTACAAAGGATTTTACAGAGCTTCAGCTAAAGCTGCTCCCGTAGTAAGATTTAGAAAAGCAAGTGCCCCTGTAGCTAAAAAAGTTAAAACAGTGTCTCAATCTAAAGTTTCTCCAATAACTAAGTATGATCCCAAAAATACTTTAGTTATTGGGGATACGCATATCCCTTTTGAAATAGAGGGATATCTTGAGTTTTGCCTAGAAACACAAAAGAAATACAATTGTGGTTCAGTAGTGCACATAGGTGATTTAATTGATAACCATGCAACTAGTTATCATGAAAGTGATCCTGATGGTTTATCTGCAGGTAGTGAGTATGAATTAGCTTTATCTAAATGTAGAAAGTGGTATGAAGCATTTCCTAATGTAAAAATCTGTATTGGTAACCATGACAGAATTCCATTTAGAAAAGCTTATACAGCAGGGTTACCAAAGAATTGGTTAAAAACTTATCAAGAAATGTTTGAGTCTCCTAAAACATGGGATTGGGGATTTGTACATAAAGTTAATGGTGTTATATACCAACATGGTACAGGTATGTCAGGTGAAATGGCAAGCATTAATGCTGCTAGAGAAAACAGACAAAGTACAGTTATAGGTCACCTACATACAGTATGTAATAACAGATTTTTAGCTTCTGAAAAAGATCTAATATTTGGTATGTCTATAGGTTGTGGTATTGATCATACTAAATATGCATTTGCATATGGTAGAGAAAATACTAGAAAGCCTGTAATTTCTTGTGGTGTAGTTCTTAATGGGCAGTTGCCTATTAATATTCCAATGAACATTTAATAATAATACAATGGGATTTATTAAGTACATTTTACACAATCCAGAAAAAAGATTTTTCTTTATTGTGATTTTTCTAATGAGTTTACTTTTATGTTTAGGTTCAATTTCAGAAGGTTCTCCAATTTTTGGAATAATAGTTATGGTAGTCATGAATGGTGTAAATTTAATAGGGGATTATTTTAATTATACAGGACGTTGGAGATGAATTTAGAATTTTTATTTCTAATAATAATTGTCAGCTGTCTATGTATGTCTGTTATCAGTGCATACATAGAAGCTAGACAAGATTATTTACATTATGATGAAGATTGGTTATTTGGCACCACAGATAAGCATAAAGAGTATGTATTTATACATAGTATTTGGTATTTTATATGTTTAATAGTCACAGGATTATATGTATATTATACAGGTAGGTCTTTAGCTTTAGTAGGTTGGCTATTTCCAATTTTAGCATGTTGCCGTGGGTTACACTATTGGCTACATGATGGGTTATATATGGAGTATAAAAACCAAGAATATGGAGTAAAAATTTATCCAGATGGGTTTAAAACTGATGTTTATTCACAAACTAATTTAACAGATAGAATATTACAAAATACCTATAGAAACCGTAAAATAATAGCCATTATAAGTGTGCTATTTTTAGTGGCTATAGAGGTTACATTAATCTGGTTAAAAGTTTAAATAACTGGTTATCAGTTAATTGAGATTTTTGCATTGTAGGTATACCAGGCTTGCTAAGTTTTAGAACTAATCACTTTTAATATATATAAAGAGATTTTATAACATAAAATATTATTAGGAAATTTAAATAAAAGGTAGTATCTTTGTATGACATCACAAAGATTAGAGATATGGATAAAAGTCAAGAAATTTTAAGCGAGATTACAATTTTTAATAAGTATGCTAAGTATATTCCTTCTTTAGAAAGAAGAGAAACTTGGGAAGAAATTATAGATAGGTACAAAGATATGATGTTGGCTAAATACCCATCATTAGAACATGAAATTAACAAAAATATTCAGTTTGTTAAAGATAAGAAAGTATTACCTTCTATGAGAGCACTGCAATTTGCAGGTACTCCTATACAAAAAAATGCCAGTAGAATATATAACTGTGCTTTTTTGCCTATAGATAACTATAGATGTTTTAGTGAGGTTATGTTTTTGTTGTTAGGTGGTACAGGTGTTGGTTACAGTGTTCAATTTGAGCATGTTAATAAATTACCTGAGATTACTGTACCTACTAAAACTAAAAAGTTTTTAGTTGGTGATAGTATTGAAGGTTGGGCTGATGCTGTTAAAGCATTAATGAAAGCTTACTTAAATGGTGGAGTATTACCAAGGTTTGATTTTAGTGATATTAGACCTAAAGGTGCAAGATTAATAACTGCAGGTGGAAAAGCTCCAGGACCTGAACCCCTTAAAGATTGTTTACATAATATAAAGAAAGTTCTTGATAGAAAATGTCATGGTGAAAAGCTAACTACTTTAGAATGCCATGATATCTGTTGTTTTATAGCTGACTCTGTATTAAGCGGTGGTATTAGAAGAAGTGCAATGATTAGTTTATTTTCATTTGATGATGATGATATGCTAACATGTAAGTTTGGAAATTGGTGGGAACTTAACCCACAAAGAGGTAGAGCTAATAACTCAGTAGTTGCAGTTAGACATAGAATTACTAAAGAAGATTTTATAGATCTTTGGAAAAAGATTGAGGCATCTTATGCTGGTGAACCTGGTATATATTTTACTAATGATAAAGAGTGGGGTACTAACCCATGTGCAGAAATTGCATTAAGACCTTATCAGTTTTGTAATTTATCTGAAGTAAATGTTAGTGATATTGAGTCTCAAGAAGATTTAAATAATAGAGTAACTATTGCTGCATTTTTTGGTACCCTCCAAGCAGGCTTTACTGATTTCCATTATCTACGTGATATTTGGAAAAAGACTACAGAAAAAGAAGCTCTTATTGGTGTAGGTATGACGGGTATTGGTAGTGGAACTATTCTTGATTATAATCTTAAAGAAGCTGCAGATAAATCATCTGCTGAAAATGCTAGGGTTGCTAAGATATTAGGTATTAATGCTGCAGCTAGAGTAACTACAATTAAACCTAGTGGTACAACAAGTTGTGTACTAGGTACAAGTAGTGGTATTCATGCTTGGCATAATGATTATTATGTTAGAAGAATGAGAATTGGTAAAAATGAAGCTTTGTATACTTACTTAAGTATCAATGCTCCAGAGCTAATTGAGGATGATTATTTTAAGCCTAAGATTCAAGCAGTAATTAGTATACCACAAAAGGCTCCTGAGGGTGCAATTCTTAGAACAGAATCTGCTATGGATTTATTGGAAAGGGTTAAACTTTTTAATATAGACTGGGTAAGAGCTGGGCATAGAAAAGGTGCTAATACTAATAATGTAAGTGCTACTGTATCTATAGATAAAACTAGAGTTTATGGTAATTTAGGAGAAAAAAGTTCTATAAAAGATGAGTGGGAAGTAGTTGGAGAGTGGATGTGGGAAAATAAAGAATACTTTAATGGGTTATCTGTGCTTCCTTATGATAATGGTAGTTATGTACAAGCACCATTTACAGATTGTACAAAAGAAGAATATGAAAATTTAATTTCAAAGATACACGCTATTGATTTATCTAAAGTTGTTGAAGTTGATGACAACACTGCTTTAAGAGAAGAGCTTGCTTGCGCAGGTGGTAATTGCGAAATTAATTAAAAATAGAACCTTAATTTTGTTAGTTTTATGGTTTGTTTTAATCCCCCCAGTAGAAATACTAGGGGGATTTTTTTATCTTAATTCTTCAAGTTCTATATCACTTCCAATTTTATAGATATCTGTACCTAATCTACTTCCTGGAGTAATATCAATTAACTTTTTACCAAATCTATTAAAACCTTTGTAGCTTCCTGATTTATAAGTACCTTTTTCTTCAGATGCTATGTTAGGAAGTTCTCCCATAAGACTTAACAAGTCTCCTGTAAGTTTGGTTAAAGGTATTGCATTTTTACCTAATTTATTAATTTCATCAGGAGCAAAGAAGAAGTTAACATCACCACTAAGACGGTTTAAAAGTAACATCATACTTTTATATTCTTGTGTTTTTCTTTTTCTACGTTTATCTTTGTCATCTCCGCCTTTATTTAAGTTGTATAATACAACTGAAGATACAGCTAAAATGCTTTCAATAAACATTTTTCTCATGTTGTATATTTCAGACTCAGTTAATTTTCCTGACTTTAATACTTTATCTGCATTAATTACAGGCATAACTAAATTATAAAATGCAGAGGTAACATCTCCTTTTACTAACTTTAATAAAAATTCTCTACCAAAAGTATTAAACCTTCCTTCAACTTCTACGCCTAATCTAGGGTCAAAATGACGTTCATCAAACCTGGCTTCTATTGCTGCTGGTATCCATTTTCTAAACTGGCTTACCATTCTGTAAATAATAAATTGTTGTGCAGCAGCAGATTCTTTAGGTGAATAACGGCCATGTAATAAGTGGTTTACTCTTTGAACTTTATTGATTAATTGTTGCTTTTCTGCTTCTGTAGCAGCTGTGTATTTAGCAGTTAGTTTACCGTCTGAAGTTAAGTAACCATCTTTAATCATTATTGCTAGCAAGGTAGAAGATTGAATATATTTTTCACCATATTTTTGTGGTGAATACATTGCTTCTTGTAATTTTTCACTTGAGAAATATTTGTATTTAGGTATCTTTAAACTTTCTGCTTGTTCATAATCTGTTAATTCTTGTAAGATATTACCTTGAGCAAGCAATTGATTTAATACAGATTTAGAATCTAAAGTTTGAGACCAAAATATTTTTTCAGCATTTCTTAATTCTTTTCTGGTAAAAAATCTACCTGCATAACCTTCAATAAAGTTAGAAAGTTTACCAAAACCAATATTTGCAACAGCTGTAAGAGGAG